TTGATGTTCGTAAGGATTGGTTTTAAAGTTAAACAAGTTCAACATAATTTTATAGTTGACATATAGTTATTCATAGCTATATAGTCAAGCATAATAAAAGGAGGTCATATTTATGAACCTAGAACAACTAACAACGATAAATATAGATACTGAACAAACCAAAGACATTGCAAAACTTTGCAATGAATTAATTTCCCAAAACAGAAAAGTTGAAGAAGCGGAATTAGCTTTAAAAGAAGCTAAAGCTGAACAATTGCGTCTGTCTGAGGATGTAATTCCTGCAAAAATGTCAGAGGCAGGTATCTCAGCACTGAAACTTGAAGACGGGTCTTCAGTGGAAGTTTCTCCTTACTATTCAGCGAAAATACCCGAAGAGAAAAAAGCGGATGCATTTCAATGGCTACGTGATAATAACTTCGGTGATTTGGTTAAAAATAATTTAACCGTATCGTTTGGTAAGGGAGAAGATTCTGATGCACAAAAACTTAAAAGTGAATTAGAATCAAAAGGCCTGGTCGTAGACCAGAAAGAGGATGTTCATTGGCAGACTCTTCGAGGATTTGTTAGAGAACAAATCGAGAAGAATAAAAACATACCATCTGATTTATTTGGATTGTATATTGCTCAAAGAACAAAAATAAAAACTAACAACTAACAAATAAGGAGTAACAAATGGCACAAACACAAGCCAAGCAAAACGCGGTAGTTGAGAAAAAAGCTGCTGCAACTCCAACATTAGATATTGCTTCATTAGAACAATATGCTGGTGCTGGTGCGGAAAACATCACATCTAATGATGTGTCACTTCCATTTCTTAAAATTCTCACAAACAATTCACCACAAGTAACTCAAGGTGATTCTAAGTTTATTGAGAATGCAAGACCTGGAATGGTTCTAAACACTGTCCTTAACAAACTTTATAATGGTAAGGATGGATTTAAGGTCGTTCCATGTTTTTATAAATTTGAATATGTAGAATGGGCAGACAGAGGTAAAGCTGATTCGCTTGCACCTGTTAATTCATATTCTGCAGATTCAGACATCATGACCAAAACTAAACGAGGTGACGATAGAAAAGATAGATTGGACAATGGTAACTACATTGAACCAACTCATTATCACTATGTTTTAATGGTAGATGAAAACGATCAGCCTGCAGAAACAGCAGTCATTGTTATGAAAGCCACTCAAGCAAAGAAATCTAAGAAGTGGAATTCAATGATGCTTTCTCAAAGAAGGAAAGGTAAGAACGGTTTCTTCCAACCTTCTACGTGGTCACAAGTTTATACTCTAAAAACTGTTTTAGAGAAAAATAACTTAGGATCATGGTACGGGTGGGAAGTAGAACATGACAAGGACATTCCAAACGCAACTTTACTAGAAGGCGCAAAAGCTTTTTACGAAACTTGTAAAAAAGGAATGGCTAAGGTCAATCTTTCTCAAGATACAGAACAGCCATCTAACGAAGCTAATCCATTTTAAATATGGTATCGCTAGAATTTTTTAGCGACCTATTTAGCGGATTAGATTCTGCTTACGGTACCTACGAGCTAAATGGGGCTCGTAGGGCCGATGGTAAGGCTGAGGGTAAGGCACTTACGAAAAAGGGAGCGGTTACACAAGAGTTATTTGATAAACATCTTAAAGGTGAATTGTCTTTAGGTATTGTACCTATCATGAAAGACAACAACTGTAAGTGGGGATGTATTGATGTAGATAAATATTCTATGGATATTAAATCTACTATTAAAAAAATTAGAGATTTAAATCTTCCTCTATTTCCATATAGATCTAAGTCTGGAGGACTTCATTTATTTTTACATATTGATGGAACTGTTCCAGCATCTGATATGATAAATAAATTAACAGAGATAGCAGGTGTATTAGGATTTGGTGATTGTGAAATATTTCCTAAACAAAGAACAATTAACGTAGAGTTAGGCACGATAGGTAACTGGTTAAACTTACCATACCATAATGCTGAAACAACAATGCGTTACGCAATAAACGACACTGGCCACTCGATACCCATACAGGACTTAGAAAAAGCTGTAAGTAAATTTAGAGTTAAACCAGAAGATTTTTACAATATTAAAATAGAAATGAAAGATACGGGAGATGATATGTTCAATGAATATCCTCCATGTGTGCAATCTTTTATGACAACTAACATGGAAGCAGGTGGAAGAAACGAAGCCTTATTCAATGTGGGTGTCTGTATGATTAAGAAGTTGGGTAAAGAGGGTGCCTGGGAAGATGAATTACAAACCGTAAATAGAAATTGGGGAGAGAATGCTTTACCTGCAAAAGAAGTTAAAGCAACAATCATTCACAGTTTAAGTAAAGAAAAAGAATATAATTACAAATGTAATACTCCACCAGCAAAAAGATTTTGTAATCAAGATCTATGTATTAAAAGAAAATTAGGAATAGGAAGAAACAATTATAATTTTTCTGTAGATTCTTTTCAAAAGATAAACACTAAGCCACCTAAATATATTTTAACCATTGATAAAAAACCTGTTAGATTAACTGGGCAGCAACTGTGCCAACAGCAATTATTAAAAACAGAATTGTTTGATTCAGACATTGTTTGGAAGACAATGAAGTCAGAGGATTTTGGATTGTGGTTAAACTATCTTAAATCTATTCAAACCGATGTAGAAGGATATGACTTTACAGATGATGACAAAGATGAGTTTCAATATTTATTTAAAAACTTTACCGATGATAATCAAATTGCAGATCATATTTCACAAACTCAAAGTGATTATATATTTGAAGAAGATAATTATTTATTTTTTAGAGCAGAAGTATTTAAAAAGTTTTTAAAGAAAGAGGGACAAAACCTTAAACCATCAGAAGTAAAGGAACTTTTGATAGACAATGGAGCAGAGTATATTAGGAAACATAGAGACTACACTGCTAGATTGTGGAAGATTCCTAAACCTAAATTTGAAGATATAAAAGATCGTAATGTCAAATTTGAAAAGAAACTTCCGTCCTTTGACCCAGATAATCAATAAAACATTTAAGATATTTGGTCCACCTGGAACGGGAAAGACAACTAGATTAATTAAATTACTAGAAAAACATCTACGATTAGGTGTTAATCCTCATGACATTGTGTATGTGTCTTTTACTAATAAAGCCGTAGACGAAGCAGTATCTAGAGTACTTAAAAAATTTAAAGATTATAAAGAAGAAGACTTTAGTAATTTTAGAACTATTCATTCTTTTTGTAAAAATCATTTACGTAGTGCTCAAGTATTAGATCCAAAAACAGACATGTTAGATTTTCATACAGCTTATGGAACAGTGAATGCTGGATTTACAGAAGATGATGCAAACATGAAAGTATTTAATAATTGGTCTTTGCGAATTTATGATAAAGCTAGGAATATGTTAATTCATCCTGATGAGGCTTTTCGTAGAGAAAAAGTAAAACGAGCTAGGTTTAAACAGTTTAAAGATATTGTAAGAAACTACGAATCATTTAAAAAAGACTATCGTATAGATTTTACAGACATGGTTTCTAAATACATAGAAGAGATTACTCCTAAAGCTTATAAGGTGTTTATTGTGGATGAAGCTCAAGATTTAACTCCTTTGCAGTGGAAATTCGTCTCAAAATTGGCCGTAGAGGCTCAAAGAATTTATTTGGCAGGGGATGATGACCAGGCAATTTATGAATGGAATGGAGCAGACGTACATAGTTTTTTAAACTTTCCAGGGAAAACAGTTATTTTAAAAAAGTCTTACAGATTAAATAAAGACGTACATTTATTGTCTAAACAAATATTAAAATTAATACCTATTCGACAAGAAAAAGAATTTACTTCCAATGAAGTTAGGGGACAAATAGAACGATGGTCTAAATTTAATGAAATACCTTTTGATCAATTAAATGGATCCTGGATGGTATTAGGCAGAGTAGGAGATTGTGTTAATGAATTAAAAGAACTAGCCAGACAAAAAGGATTGTATTTTCAAGATATGAGAGGAAATAAATCTTTTAATATAAACAAATGGAATGCCATTAATTATTGGAATAAGTTAATTAATCATGAAACTTTAATAAGAGAAGAGGTGGGAATATTGTATGATTTTATTCAAGAAATAAAAACGGGATGGAGAAGAGTAGATAATAAAGCCTGGGGATCTATACATCCGATGGAACCATTGGATTTAAACAAATTAAAAGCAGACTGTGGGCTACAGGCCACCGAAACAGATTGGTGGAAAGTATTAAACAGAAAATTTACTTCAAAAGACTTGGATTATTTTGAGAATATGATAAAGAGAAATATTCAATTGAATGATAAAGCAAATATTATTATAGATACCATTCATTCAGTTAAAGGCGGAGAAGCAGATAATGTGCTTATTTATGAAAAAGCTAATTGGCCCTCTCATTTCTCAGGTAAAAACGGTCTTGAAAAAATGGCTGAAGCAAGGGTTTGGTACACTGGGGTTACTCGTGCAAGAAAATCTCTTCATTTTCTTCGTACTACTCATGATTACTATTTCCCTATGGGCAAAATATTTACTGACTATCAAAGGAGCATAAACAATGACAACTAGAGAAGACTTAGAAAGAATATTTCCATCATCAAGACAAGAAGGAGGAAATCATTATCAAAAACATAAAATACAACCTTATACTTTTATTACATCTAATAACTTATCTTTCTTTCAAGGAAATGTAGTTAAATATGTAGTGAGATACAAAGATAAAAACGGCATAGAAGATTTAAAAAAAATTATTCATTACTGTGAATTAGAAATTGAACAAATGCGAAAGGCCGAATGCAAGGACCAGTAGAAGCTCATACTAATTTATATAAAAGATTAAAAGATCATGGAGTTAAAATAAATAACGCTATTGATGTAGGTTGTTATAAAGGATCATGGACAGCTAAACTTAAATTAATTTACCCAGATGCAAACTATTATCTTATAGATCCTAATTATAAATTTAAAGAAAAAT